AGATGTATCGACCCTGGCATCTATCACAGCAGACATCGCAACGCTTGCTGATATTGAAGACGGAACCGATGCTACTGATGCGATTCAAACAGTCGCTGGTATTTCGTCAAATGTAACTACTGTTGCTGGTATATCATCTAATGTCACAGCGGTCGCGGGTAACGCAACAAACATTAACGCGGTCGCAGCAGACGCCACAGATATTGGCGTAGTCGCGGGCAAGGCTACAGAAATAGGTAGGCTAGGCACATCAGACGCAGTCGCGGATATGGCTATCCTGGGAACCACAGATGTGGTCGCAGATATGAACACACTTGGCACAGCAGATGTAGTAGCCGACATGAACACGCTAGGTACAGCTGATGTTGTAAGTGATCTTAATACTTTAGGTACGGCAGATGTTGTTGCTGATATGAACACTCTAGCATCATCAAGCAATGTTACTAACATGAATACTCTAGCGGGTATCTCATCAAACATTACGACTGTTGCGGGCATCTCAAGTAATGTAACGGCTGTTGCTGGAAACGCTTCTAATATTAATGCGGTTGCTGCGGACGCTACAGACATAGGTGTGGTTGCTGGTAAAGCGACAGAGATTGGAAGATTAGGTACGGCGGATGCGGTAGCTGACATGGCTATCTTAGCTACGACTGATGTTGTTGCGGATATGAATACGCTTGGAACCTCAGATGTGGTATCCGATATGAACACCCTGGGTACTGCCGATGTAGTCTCAGATATGAACACCCTGGCTACATCAGACATCGTAAGCGACATGAACACCCTGGCTACAAGTTCTAATGTAACCAACATGGACACAGTCGCAACAAACATTGCTAATGTGAATACTGTTGCTGGGTCAAACACGAATGTAGGCACAGTCGCTACTAACATTGCGAATGTAAACACAACAGCCGCAAACATTGCTGGAGTTAACAGTTTTGGTGAAAGATACAGAGTCGCAAGCTCTGCGCCAACAAGTGATCTCGATGAAGGTGATTTATACTTCAACACTAGCACAGATGTTTTGTATTACTACAATGGTTCTGCCTGGGTACAGATAGCAAACTACACACACCCTAACCATAGTGGCGAAGTGACATCGACAGCAGATGGCGCTACAGTAATTGCTGGAAATGTTGTTGATGAAGCTAACTTAAAAGTCAGCAACGCACCAACGAATGGTTACTTCTTATCAGCTCAGTCAGGAGCCACAGGTGGTATGACCTGGGCAGAAGTAGACGCACTACCATCACAGTCTAGTAATAGTGGAAAGTATCTTACAACAAATGGTTCAGCAGCTTCCTGGGCAGTTTTAGATACGGACGCTAACACAACAACTAAAGGTTTGTACGAACACGCTCACACCATAGCAGCTAACTATAGCATAACAAGTGGCAACAATGCTTTAACTGCTGGGCCGATAACGATCAACTCAGGGGTTTCAGTTACGATTCCAACGGGTTCAACTTGGATAGTAGCATAGGAGATATATGTCAAAAATAAAACTCACAGGTCACGCTTCAGGAACAGGGGTACTAACTGTAACTGCTCCGAATACGAGTACAGACAGAACGATAACATTACCCGACACAACAGGTACTCTGTTAGATGAGAACTCTAGCGTACCAGCAGCTAACCTAACAGGCACAGTTGCAGATGCTAGGATTTCAGCTCTAACAGCTTCTAAATTAACTGGTGCTTTACCAGCGATTAGTGGTGCTAGTTTAACAGCTATTCCAGCAGCAAATCTTACAGGTTCTTTGCCTGCGGGTATGGGTGGAAAAATATTGAGTTATGCTGCTGGACAAATTCAAATGACTAGTAATATATCTCATTCAGGTTCTTGCGCAATAACAGCTACTGGAGTCACTTTTTCTATAACTTCAACTGTAACAAATTCAAATTTTATAATTGACGCTTCAGGATGGACTCCACACATTAATACTGCTCCTTCAGGAGGCAATACTGGTTCTGCTCAATGGTTATATAGAAAAGTAAATAGTGGAAGTTATTCTAGTGCTACTACTTATCCTGTTTATAGTCGTTATATAAATGGTAACGCAGCTTACAATTGGGATGAAGATACAGGTCATTGTCATGTTTATGATAGTGCTTTAACACATACTGCTGGGGATACAATAACCTATCAATTTTATGTTCAAGCATACAATTGTGGTGATACGGGATATTTTAATCACTTAGGTGGTGGTAGTTCAGGCAGCGATGCTTTGACACTTAATTGGACAATTTTAGAAGTTAATTAGGACATACTTATGATTACAATAATAGACGCAATAAAATCATTAACACCTAACGCAGTATGGACTTTACCATTAGATGGAGTAGTAATATGGAAGTCTGATGATATTGTACAACCTACTCAAGCAGAAATTGATGCTGAAGTAATTAGACTTCAAGCAGTCTACGACTCACAAGAATACGCAAGAAAACGCAAAGTTAAATACGATGAGTTAAATCAATTTGAATTAATCAGCGATGATTCTATTAATGGCACGACTACACACAAGGATGCCATAGTAGCGATTAAAGCTGAGTTTCCAAAACCATAGGAGTAACGAATGGCAATAACAATTAGTGGCGGTGGAATTACAACCAACGAAATACTAGACAACACAATTACTGCTAGTGACATTAACTCAGCAGTAGAATTAGGTGGTCCAAGTCTAGGTACTTCGAGTGTAATTAGAACCAATGCCCAAACAATAAGCGAGAACATAACCATTGCTTCTACGAGTAACGGTATGAGTGCGGGACCAATAACAATCGCTGATGGCTACACAGTTACTGTCAACGGAAACTGGAGTGTGGTATGAGTACATTAGAAGTCAAAGCGATACAAGCACCTAGTGGTTATGATTTGGATATGCCAGCTGGAGCAATATTACAAGTTGTTCAGTCTATTAATACAACTTTTTTAAATACTACTTCAACTAGCTTTGGAGATACTGGATTAACTGCAACAATAACTCCAAAGTTTAGTTCTAGCAAAATTATGGTTATTATAAATGGTCACGGATTTAGTCAAAATGGAAGCGGAGCGCAACCAGAATTAGCTTTACACGGCAGAGGAAGTATATTGGCATATTATTTAAGACCAACATTTGTTACAAGTGGAGCTACCTTTTCTACAGGTTCTTGTGCTATTAATTATTTAGACAGCCCAAATAATACAAGTGCTAATGTTTATAAATTGCAAATTAGAAACAGAGGAAGTAGTGATTCAGTTCGATTTAATGATTATCACACAGGTTCAGAAAGGTCATCATCAAGTATTACACTTATGGAGGTAGCGGGCTAATGGCATCAAAAATTAAAGTAGACCAAATACAAACCGCAGATGGCTCAGGAACAATTGCTCTCCAAAATCAGCTATCGGGAATGACATATGCAAGTCTGCCAACTGGCAGTATGGTTTCCTACCATTCAAGTGTTTTAGCTACTACCAACGGAGTTACTTTCAATAGTGGAGATTACGCAGATTCGGGTTTAAGTATTACCTTGACACCAAAAAGCACATCAAGCAAGTTTGAAATTATTATTCACGGAGCAACAGAAATGAATAATAACAATTCCCCAGGGCATTCAGGACAAGACCACAGAATACTTAGAGATTCAACAATGATTGTAGCTGGTCGATGGAATGAATATATGAACCCTAGTTGGGCATCAAGTGATTTTTATCCTTGGCTTAATATTGTTCATATTGATTCACCAAATACTACTTCTTCAGTAACTTACAAGTTTCAAGGAAGAAAATATTCAGGATCTAACAATAGCTGGAAGTTTGGTATGAACACGGGCGGTACAGCTTTCGCCCATATGATAATTAAAGAAATTTTATAACAGGAGTAAGAAATGGCAAATGAGATGACAACAGTCGATGCCCTTCAATCTTTAAAGCCAGGAGCTGAATGGGTATTGAGAGGTGACGAATTAGAGTGGTTGGACAGTAAACAAACTGAACCTACCCAATCACAAATAGACGCAGAGGTTACAAGACTGCAAGGTGTCTATGATGGTAACGCATACCAAAGAACAAGGGCAACAGCTTATGCAGAAATCAAGGAACAGTTAGATCAACTGTACCACGATATGACTGCTGGTAAGTTAGATGCAACAGGTGAGTGGCACAAAGCAATTAAAGCTGTGAAAGACGCAAACCCTAAACCATAGGAGTAGTAAATGCCAACAGAGATTAGTGGCTCAACTGGAGTCAACAAGATACAAGACAACACGATTGTCAATGCTGACATAAATAGTAGTGCTGCTATTGCTGGTTCAAAAATTAGTGGTAGTTTTGGAAAAGTGTTACAAGTTATTAATGCAGTTGACACAGGTGAAACCTCAACTACTTCAGGTAGTATGGTAGATACTGGTTTAACAGCAACAATAACACCTTCTGCAAGTTCTAGTAAAGTATTAATAAAAGTAGGGATGAATTTTGGAGTAACTGGTACATCAGCTGGTATTGGCTCTCGTCTTATGAGAGGGTCTACTTCAATTCAAGGTGCATCAGAAAAATCAGATGGACACGGTGCTGGTGAAACTAGCTATCACGAAGCGTGGATAGCGTTTGATTATTTAGACTCTCCTAACACAACTTCAGCTACAACATATAAGATGCAAATGAAAACCCCTTCAGGTGGCACTATTTTTACAAGCATTGATGGTAATGTTTCTACAATAACACTTATGGAAATAGGAGCTTAATATGTCAACAATAAAATCAAGTGACGAACATCTAACACTAAACGCTGATGGTTCTTCTAAGGATATAAAGTTCCAAGCCAACGGAGTAGAGAAAGCAAGTATCAGTTCTGCTGGTGCGTTTACTTCTACTACAATTGATGCGACCAAGCTGACAGGAGCGTTACCAGCCATATCGGGTGCTGCTTTAACAGGAGTTGGAGTAGCTGGTATCTCGTCTAGTGCTGATGCTACTGCTATAACAATTGATTCGAGTGAGAATGTAGGAGTTGGCAAAGCCTCGGCACTAGGAGCAACACTACACATAGACCCAGCTGCAAATGTAACGACATCTTACGGTTCACCTTTAGTAAAAGTAGGTGGCGATAATAGTTGGGCTGGAAACGGAAGTATTTATTCTATTGGTTTTGGATATACCAACGGTGCTACCGTAAAAGCTCCTGTAGAAGTTGGAATGGTAACTACAAGTGCTTCAGGTGTTACTAACGGTTCTTTTGTTGTTGCTACAAGAGATGGAACTACAGATGCAGCACCAGCAAAAAAACTAGAAATTACAAACGATGGCAGAGGCTTGTCACAGTTTACTGGAAAGGCTTGGATTAACTTTGATGGCACAGGAACTATAGCTACTAGAGATTCACATAATGTCAGCAGTATTGCTGATAGTGGTACGGGCAATTATCAGGTTAATTTGACTAATGCTATGGCTAGCACTAATTTTTGTGTTACATCATCTAATAACGATTGGAATGCGACAGCAGCAGCTTATCCAGCTACCACCAGCCAAATACAAATTTGGGTAGAAAATGGTAATGCTAACGCTGATACTAGCATTATTGAAGCATTAGTTTTTGGAGATTAAGATATGAGATTAATATATGACAATAGTGGAGTTGCAGCAGTAATAATACCAGCTTCTAAATTCTTAGCACAGCTAGAAGGAACGCTAGAAGAAAAGCTAATACACATAGCTAACAAAGATTTACCTACTGGCACTAAGTACGAAATCATAGCTGACTCAGTTGACTTGTCTGACAGAACATTTAGAAATGCTTGGACATATACTGCTGGTTCTGATGAAAAGACTTCAGCAGATTTATCTGACGAGGACAAACTTAAATACAACCAAATGACACAAAAGGAGTATGACGATGCCAATCCAAGTTGATATAACTAAAGCTAAAGTCATCACTAAAGACAGACTTAGAGCAGAAAGAAAACCTCTGTTAGAGGAACAAGACATTCTGTTTATGAAGGCACAAGAAGCTGGCTCAGATACTTCTGCTATTGTGACAGAGAAACAAAGGCTCAGAGATATTACAAATCAAGTAGATAGTATGACTACGACTGATGAATTAAAGGCAGCTAAAGTAGAAGCCTAATGTCTGACAGACTGCGTAACAATGTAATAGCTGGGTTTATAGTCTTAGCATTTTGGATCATATCCTTTTCGACTATGGCCGCAGACCCTATTGTTTCAGAGTCAACTGTAACAAGTAATGGGACGCAAACGACTAAGGTGGAATCGCCTCCACCTTCAGCCATCGCAAGCCAAATTACTAGTAGCAGTACAGATTTTTTATGTTCTGTTTCTGCAAGTGGAGCAGTACAAACACAGATATTTGGACTTAGCCTGGGAGGTATGCACGAAGACGAACTGTGCCAAACCCTACAGCTCAGTCACGCTTTATACAACATGGGAATGAAGGTCGCTGCAATCAGCGTTCTCTGTGAAAATCCTATCGTTTTTCGTAGTATGGCGCATGCTGGATCCTACTGCCCTTATGAGGGCTTATTATCAGATGAGGCTAAAGCAGCCTGGGAAGTACATAGCGACAAAATACCAGTACCTGAGGAAGAAAATGAAGCAACTGCAAAAGAGAAGCGCGAGCAGATTATCAGTCTTATGGGGACTGTTGCTGCTGCCTTTGTGTTCTTTTAGTTATAGCTATACTTTTGGCTATACAAGTAATGCTGCCTCAGGAGCTAACACCTGGGGTATGACTTCTCCTGTTCTTGGCGTTAGTGTCCAGGAAGGGCTTGATATTAGTGGTGTTATTTATACTTACAATCCGATCAAGGAAGTAGGTGATAACTTTACAGTAACAGTTCAAAACGAGAATGCTGCTGGCAATGGATACATATTCCAGGACACCGAAGATTTTTCAGGTAAGCATCCTATAAGAATTAGAAAAGTCTTACAACT